CTAGTAGGTTCCGTCTGACTGAACAATCTACATGAAACGTAAGTGCTTCGCACTTTAACTCATATAAAATGTGTTGAGCGAAAGCGAAACACGAATGAGCAACGCTCATTCCATTAATGCAAATCTGGATCACGTCCTAATCCAGGACGTATAGAGCTTACTTGCACAGTTTCTATAGTATAAATTTCATGTGGATTTGATTCACGCATGTGATCTACGTATTGTTGAGCTTCTTCTGGACTATTAAGCGTTTCAACAACGTTACCTTGTGAATCTACTATTGTATATCTAGTGATCATAGTCGATTATTTAATTACCTTGACAAAGACTAAATATATACATAAAACGAATTAGGAAAACTCGCATGAAAGTTTACGATATCATAGTAGAATCTAAACAGCTAGATGAGAAACCGGTAGGAGCACTTAAGAATCTTGCAACTAAGGCGTTAGGTGCAGTCACTTTTGGCGATATGTCAGCTGGTTTTAAAGGATCTGCTGAAACAAACGACAAAGCTAATGCCACATACAGAGCATTTAGAACACACCTAGGAAAGATTAAAACAAATAAAAATCAGGTTCCTGCTGAAGAATTAACAAAATGGCTACAGAGCCAAAAGATGGACACAACTAGCACACCTAAGTCTGGAATATTACCAAACAAAGCAGTGGAAAAAGCAATTATGGCGGCTGTGGTTGACACAGAGAAAAAGGCCGCTTATGCGGGTAACACGGGTGCTGGCGCAACCGCTGGCGCGGCGGCAGGTAAACCTGCGGCTAAAGGTGCAGGAGCAGGTGCATCAACTACTGCAAGTTCCACAACAACTTCAACTGGTGCCGGAGCTGGTGGCGGTGGAGGAGGATCCACAAGCACAACTACTAACGTAAACGTTCAACAACCGCAAGGCGGAGGACAACAGGGTGACGGACAGCCATTCCAACAACAAGCGGGTGGAGACTTGCCTGCATCGATGGACAAGGATCCTATGGATCAAACAGCACCAGCAAAAGGTCCTGGTGGTGGACAAACACAGCTTGATAAAGACATTATCGCGGCCATAGGAAAACTATCTAAACCAGAAAAGGCTAGCTTGGCTAGAGCAATAGCATGAGACTAACAGAAGTAACAGCATATCACAACAGAACCAGTCAGATACTTACTGAAGGTTATCAAGATCTAACTGAATCACAGAAAATATATCTTAACAGATACGAAAGAGAATTATGGCCTTTGATGGAGGAACTAACAAAGGCATTTGAAGCAACGCTTACAGCTGATCAAATCAAATCAATCTTTGCAGGTGCAGAAAAGGCCGCAGTTGACAGTGGATCAAATCAAACCATGCTTGGCAAAGCAGGTTCAGGTGTTGCCGCGGTGGCGAAACTTCCTGTAAAATTAGCAAAGGCAGTTGATGCAAAAGTTAACGAACTTGGTAGACTGGCACAGAAAGCCGGGCCAGTCAAGAACATGGATGCCAAGTTTGAAGAACTTAAAAAGAAAATAGGCGACAGCGATTCAAAAATAGCGGCAGGTGTCAAAAAGGTAAGTGATTGGGCAAAAGCAAATCCAGGCAAGGCCAGTTTAGCAGTAGGTATATTGACTGCGGTGGCGGCGTTTGCAGGCGGACCAGCAGGTGGTGCCGCGGCTGGTTTATTGTTACGTTCAACTAATGAACTTTTAAAAGGTGAAAAACTTTCCACAGCAGTAGGTAAATCATTGAAAACAGCGGCATATGGTGCTCTTGCTGGTATGGCATTTAGATACATTTCGGATCAAGTGTTAGACAATGTCATGACTGTAAAGGAAGCTGAATGGGTGGCCATGGAAAAAGGATACATGGATGCCAATCTGGCAGACGCCAAGGCAGAGATTGCCGGTAAGTTTGGATTAGATAATGTTGATACAGCGTTAGATGGTGCGGCTAGATATCAACTGACTGGAAATTATAATGCTTTCTATTATGACTATGACGTGATAATTGCACCTGAACAGAGAGCAACATTTAACGCCCTTAAAGATGCAGTAGCAAACACTGAATCATTTTCCGATGCACAGATAAAAGCTACTATGAAATTTCATGATTTCTTGCAGGGCCTTGTAGATAATCCTGAAAATCAAAAACTTGCAGAAATCGTAGAAGCAATCAAAAACATTCCACAGGGCGAACTTACTTCAGCTCAAACTAATGCATTGATGGCGGCAAGTGATAACATTGATAAACTGTATGATACTATAGAAAACGCAGGCAAGGTAGGAGCCGCGGCTATACAAGGTGCGGCACAAACAGTTGATTCGAAAAGCGAAAATGCAGTTAAGAGTAAAGCAGTTGATCCGCAAGAAATGAAACAACTTGAGTTGGATTTTGAAAAAGAAAAAGACAAGAAAGAATCTATAGATTACGAGGAAACTGTTGAATATCTTTATGAACAATTTTTATTAGAAAAAGATCCAAGACAAGGCGAACTAAAATTAGATAATCCTAATTCACTCGGTGCAAAATTCAAACGTGGGTTAGGTAAAGTAGGATCAAAGATTTCAGGAGGCGCCAAATCTGCAATAGGCGGAGTAAAATCTGTTGGTAAAGAACTTGGTAACGTAGTCACACAAAAGAAACTAATGAAGGCTTGGACACAAGCAGGTGAACCAACTGACACTGGTTCTATATACAATATTCTAAACAGCTTTGGTTTGTCAGATGATATGATCGGACAAATTGGTCAACAAAACAAAGTAAGCATTGCACCTACTAAAGACGCACCTAAGGGTGATGCAAAATCAAAAACAGATCCTGCAAGTAAAGACGCAGGCAAAGGTGCAGACAAAACAGGTGCTCCTAAAGACGCAAAACAACCAGGACTAATGAATAGAATGGCAGGTGTTCAAAAAGACGGACATACATGGCAAGGCGGACAATGGGTAAATGACGAAACAGGTAAGATTGGTTCTACTGACAAGTTGGGTAATCCATTTGTAGATGCACTTGCAAAAGAAATTAAAGATGACGGACCTGATGTAATTGCACAGGTACAAAAAATGTTAGGTGGCGATGCGCCTGCTAAGAAGACAGCGGCTAAGAAACCACCGGCAACTAAAACACCACCAGCAACTAAAACACCATCTAAGAAAACAGCACCTAAGAAAAAACCAGTTAAAGATGTAGATCCTACGACTCCAGGGACTCAAAAAAAATACAAACCTATGACAGGAAATTTTGGCATGTCAAATAACAAGAAACCTAATGCTCCTGGGTCTAAAACTTTACAAAAGAAAAGTAAAAATCCTAAAGCTACAGCGTAATTTTACCAGAAAGGCTGTTTAGTTTTTTCTGCTGTTTTGATATTATCTTTAATGATATCAGCTATGATCTTTCTATCTTCGCCAGTCAATTCATAGGCTTCAGTAATAGAGATTCCTCCCCTCATCCACCACACGATTCTTAGCAGTTCGTGTTTTATTTCTTTTACCTGACTTTCAAGGATCCTAGCCTCGTTTAGGATTTTATCGAGTGGCCACGTTAGGATCCGGAGCCGAAAAAATTTGATTGATCAAACGTTACCGGAATTTCAAAAGTTTTAGGAGCACCTGCTTCTATTTCTTCTTTTGTTGCTTCTACAGTAATAGGAGGTTGTTGAAACTTTTCACGTTGTGCAGTGATATGTGCAGTAATATCATTATACACCTTTGCCTCAACCTGTTTGATAAATTCTTCAAGATGTATCGGATTTGTAACTATATCTTCTCCATCTGGTTGAATAGAAACAATACTTTCTATTACAACAGCAATGTTCAAGTCTGTTAGTTTACTAAAACTTTCTTGAAACTTATCCATTTTTTCAACATCGTTGATAGTATTGTCATTTACAATAGAAAATATTCTCTGTTGTTCAAATGCCTTTACCATTTGCGATGTCATTGATTTATAGCTCAATGGTCTTATTTTTACAGTGAAACCAGGAATTGTAAATGTATCTTGATAATCAATGTTCATGATGTTATCATACATTTGTTGGAGATTCATTGTGAAATCTCTCTCAAGGTCTGTGTTTGGCACTTTTGTGGTCATGTCTAATGACTGACCAAAACTTGCCATTCGTATTGCAATCAAAATTGCATCCAAGTCTATCGACGGAGTTTTCCAAGCGTCCTTGATGTTAGGTATGCAGTTTTGGATTACATCAACAGTTGCTTGACCGTTAAGTAAAGCATCTGGTGTCTTAAAAGTGATTTCATCTTTGGCTGTCATAGCATACACAGGATACTCACCGTTATCCGTCTGTTCTAAAGACCCTGCAGGCCAGTATGCGCCGCCGCTAGGTAATCTTAGATAGATCTTGGGTTGTCTAAGGTGCTTCGCAAGAGGATTTCCTGCAGGTGCAGGCTGTGATCCTGTTGGAATACCTTGAATCGTTGTTCCCATTTGTGGGATAGAATTATCTACCATGTTAATTACTCCTGCTAAATATAGTTATAATATAGCATAGTATTTATGGTATGCTATTATGTGAGTAGTTAATTAATGGCTGATGTAAGAGTAGATATTCCCGGAATAGGTGAAGTAGAGGCGGAAAACGCCGCTACAGAAGCCACGCTGAAAGAAATCCTTAAAGCGTTACAAGGTAGAGGTCTTGGTGGCGGTGGTACCGGCGGTGGCGGTGGCCAACAAAATCCTATAGGTCCTGTATCTAAAAAAACAGCTGACCAAGTTGATGAAATGGGCGAAAAAGCTGAGGATAGTGCAGATGCACTTGATAAACTCGGCGGTGCTTTGCTTGGTATCATTAGTGGAGGATTTAACTTACTTACTGGTGCTCTTGGAATGGCAACCGGTGCTGTTACTGGACTTGCTTCAGAAATACTTACAGGTGGAAATAGATTAAGTGACTTTACACAGTTTATTCCTATTCCAGGTTTACAAACATTTACAGGATTACTAGAAGGTCAAGTTGATAATTTTAGAGAACTATCACAGGTTGGTGCATCTTTTGGTAACAACATGTTTAACATTACAAGATTGGCGGCAGAAGCGGCAATACCTCAAGGTGAACTTACAGAACTTATAAAAAGCAATACAGAAGGATTAAGACTTTTTGGCGATACTGTTGGTGGTGGTACTCAACGTTTTGCAAGACTATCTAAAGAGTTTAGACAAAGCACAATGGGTAGAGACTTGATGGCAATGGGTTTCACTACAGGCGAACTTAATGAAAACTTAATCAACTACAACGAGTTTCTACAAGGTACAGGCAGAAATAGATTACTTACAGATCAACAATTAGTTGAAATGAGCGGTAAGTATGCACTTGAATTAGATAAAGTTTCAAAGCTGACAGGTAAAAGTAGAAAACAACTTGAAGACGAAATGAAACAGAAAAATTCAGACATTAGACGTCAAGTTGCAATGGCACAGATGTCTGAAGAACAACAGTTACGTTTCGGTGCAAACCTAGAACTTGCAGGTAGTAAATCAAAAACATTTGAAGCGGCACTATTAGATATGGCAGACGGAGTAGCAAATGATCCTGTAACAAGACAATTAATGGCTAACTCTCCTACCTTTGCAAAATTTGCCAAGGACGTTGAAAACATGAGTCCTGAAGAACTAAACAATTTCATGGTAAATGTTGGAAGTGAAATGGGTGATCTAGCAATGAAGTTTAAAGACGGTGGTGTTGATGTAGCATTAGGATCAGGACAATCATTTGGTGAACTTTTAAGACTTGCTGGTGAATTAAAAATGGTTAGAGAAACTTCTGAAGGTACTAGATCAGCAGTAAGCGAAGAACAAAAAGCCAGAGATGCATCGACTGCCAAGATGGCACAGGTTGAAGAAACATTTAACACAATTAAAACACAACTTGCGGCTGACTTGATTGATAGTAAAATTTTCCAATCATTAAAAGACGGATTCACAAATTTAATTCCAAGTATTGAAAGTGCAATGGACATGTATCATAAAGCCAAAGATTGGTTCACTACTAATGTGTATCCTACTATTGAATCTACATTTGATGACTTGAAAAACTTTTTTACAGGTGAAGGAGAGTCTAAGTTTGGAGATATGTTTAACAATGTAAAAGATGCTATACTACCTATATTGAAAACTATTCAAGAACAGGCAACTCCGATCATAGAAAATCTTGTTAAAATGGCACAAGAATTTTTTGCCGATCCGGCCGCTTTCTTTAATGATAAAGTGATGCCATTTATAAAAGAAAACTTAATGGTAGGTGTAGGTTACTTTATAGGAGGCATAGTTGCATTTTTTGCCGGTAAGGCACTTTTAGGATTCTTGGCTACTACACTATTAGCACTTGTAGGCGGAATACCTTTACTAGTTATAGGTGGTATTGCGGCGGCTATAGGATTAATCTTTGGATTCAGTAAGATTAAACAATGGTTTAGTGATCAAGGTGGATTTGTTGGCATTTTAAAGAACATTTGGGAAGGTATTACTGGAGCCATTAGTAGTATATTTGGCACTGCTTTAGATTGGTTTAGCAGTCTTTTTGACATAGATTTTGGTAGTATATTGCGTAAGATTCCAGGATTGGGGAAAGTTCTCGATTTCTTGGGATTTGGTGGTGACGAACCTGAAGAAGAAAAAGTTGTTGCATCTGCAAAAGTAAAAGCAACAGGGACAGTGCCAAAAGCAGAAGATGTCCAAAAAGCTGTTAATGTTGAAGAAGCAATAAAATCTGGTGAAACTAACAAACAGTATACTGAAATGGCTGGTGAATTTAAGAACAAAGATGGAACCACTCTTAATCCACAAGAAAGTTTAGCGATGTTAAATAGTAATATAGTAAAAATGCTGGATTTAAATGATAAACAACTCAAAGCAATAAGAAGCTTGAATGGTAACTTACAAGTTGGATAGGAAATAGAATGAGCTGGAAAAGATACTTTACACCCGTAGACGATGATGGATCAAGAAGTCCATTAAGTGCTACAGGTTCTCAGCCTGGACCAGCAAGAACAAACTATTCTAGTTTTTTACCTGATGTGTACACAGGTGCACCAAATAGAGTAGAACGTTACGGACAATACAATGTAATGGATCAAGACTCAGAAGTAAATGCGGCACTTGATATTCTTGCAGAATTTTGTACACAAATGAATTCACAGAATAGAACCAGTTTTACTTTAGATTTTAAACAGACAGCAACAAACTCGGAAATTAAAGTTTTAGAACAATACTTGCAACAATGGACGAAATTAAACACTTTTGAAACACGCATGTTTAAAATAGTGCGTAATGTTTTTAAGTTCGGCGATGCATTTTTTATTAGAGACCCAGAAACAAAAAAATGGTTTCATGTAGATCCTGCAAAAGTATCTAGCATAATTGTTAATGAATCAGAAGGCAAGAAACCAGAACAATATATAGTAAAAGATATTAATTTAAACTTTGTAGACAAAGTAGCTACAACTCCTTATACTACCAACGGAAATGTAACAGGCGGCGGCGATGGCTATCTAACAGGCGGCGTAAGAGGCATGGTTGGAAATACGCAAACTCAAAGCAGTTCATCTAGATTCGGAGTAGATAAAAATAAAGAAATAGCAGTTAGTGCCGAACATATGGTACATCTAAGTTTGTCTGAAGGATTAGACAACAACGCACCGTTTGGCAATTCTTTGCTAGAATCTATATTTAAAGTATACAAACAAAAAGAATTATTAGAAGATGCCATCATTATATATAGAACACAGAGAGCTCCAGAGCGTAGAGTGTTTTATGTAGATGTTGGTAACATGCCATCACACTTGGCCATGCAGTTCGTAGAACGTGTAAAAACAGAGATCCATCAGAGACGTATTCCGTCAAAAACTGGTGGAGGCACATCAGTAATCGATAGTGCTTACAATCCTCTTTCAACAAACGAAGATTACTTCTTTCCGCAAACAGCAGAAGGAAGAGGATCTAAAGTTGAAACACTGCCAGGTGGTACTAACTTAGGTGAGATTGATGATCTCAAATATTTTACAAATAAATTAGTTAGAGGTTTGCGTATTCCAAGTTCTTATCTACCAGCGGCGGCACAAGATGAAGGCCAAAGTCAATTTAATGATGGTAGAGTAGGCACAGCTTATATTCAAGAGTTACGTTTTAACAAATATTGTGAAAGATTACAAGGACTATTAGTTGAAGTTTTCAATCAAGAATTTAAACGTTATCTACTTGAGAAGGGTATTAATGTGGACCTTGCCATGTTTGACTTATTATTCCAACCACCACAAAACTTTGCAAGTTATAGACAAAGTGAACTTGACAATCAAAGAATAGGAACTTTTGCACAGATACAAGCTATACCTTTTGTATCTAATAGATATGCGATGAAACGTTTCCTTGGATTAACAGATGCCGAAGTTGCAGAAAATGAAAGATTGTGGAGAGAAGAAAACGATGAAAACTTAATCAAACCTCCAACAGATGCACAAGGCGAAATGAGAGGTGCAGGAATAAGCGGAGCAGGTATATCAGGTGATATGGCAGGTGCAACTGACGAAGTACCAGAAGGCGGAGACCCAACAGTGGCTCCAGGTGGAGAAGCAGGAGGAGGAGAACCAGCCGCTGATGCAGGCGCTGAGGCTCCGGCAGACGCCCCTCCGGCATAAATAATAATATGATACTACGAGAACTATTTTACTTTGACAAACAAACCCTTGAACCAATCGAGGATAAGAAGTATGACGCTACTGATGATGAAAGCATTATGAAGCGTGACGATACTCGTAAGACACGACTTACACTACAAGCAATTAACAAAGCCAGAAAAGCATCTGAAGTACACGCTGAAGAACAAGAAAAAGAACTACAGTTTGTGAGACAGATGTATGGCATATCAGCACAACCACAAGTATAAGGAACATTACCAATGACGGTAGCTTTCGTTTTAGGTAACGGCGAAAGTCGAAAGCCTGTTGAGTTACACTCTATGAAGAAATATGGCAAGGTATATGCCTGTAATGCTGTGTATAGAACACACCAACCAGATTACTTGGTTGCAGTAGATGTAAAAATGATATTAGAAATCAATCATAATAAATGGCAGATGAACAATGAAGTATGGACAAACCCAAACAAGGCATATCACGGCTTTCACGGCTTTCATTATTTCCAACCAAGCAAGGGTTGGAGCTCAGGACCGACAGCATTATGGTTAGCTAGTACACACGGTCATGATACAATTTATATATTAGGCTTTGATTTTCATGGTAAGTTAGACGCAAAAGGCCAGCGTACGAAGGTAAATAATTTGTACGCAGGGACACAGAATTACAAGAATACCAACGAACCTCCTACATATTTTGGTAATTGGGAAAGGCAAACAGCGTCTACATGTGAAGCACATGCAGGTGTTAAGTATATAAGGGTAGTTGCAGACGAAGACGATTTTATACCTAAACAACTGAAAAAAGTTGAAAATATTTCGCATATCACCATGAGTGAATTCAAGCGATACTATGATTTTTAGGTTCACGTGCCAAAAAAGCCCGTTTTGGCACCATTTTCCACGTATTTTATAACAAAAGTGTAAATACTACTAGACAGCCTTACCAATAAATTTAACAGGAGAAAACTAATGGCAGATAAATCAAAACTAGAGCAAATGCTCGAAAAATTAGTTAATAACGATCGCGAAGGCGCTGATTCGTTATTTCACGAATTTGTAATTGAAAAATCACGTGGCATTTATGAAAAAATGCTAGAAGATGATTTAAACGATCTTGAAGTAGACGAAGCTACTGATGAAGAAGTAGATGAAGCATCTAAAAAAGATGACAAGAAGTCGAAAAAAGACGATGAGGACATGAAAGAAGCTAACGACGAGGAAGTCGATGAAGCTTCAGACGACGAAGAAGTTAAAGAAGAGTCAGATGAAGAAGTAGATGAAGCATCAGATGAAGAAGTAGATGAAGCTTCAGATGAAGATGTAGAAGAAGCAACTGACGAAAAAACAGATGAAAACTTCGGCGAAATTACACCAGAAGCTGACCCAATGGGCGGTGACGCGGCGGACGACATGATCGATGACATGGAAGACGATGGCGAAAAAGGTGATATGGATGGCGACGATGCGGAAGAAATTGAAGACCGTGTTGTTGATCTAGAAGATGCTCTTGATGATCTAAAAGATCAGTTTCAGAAAATGATGTCTGATAAAGAAGGTGGAGACGACGACATGGATGACATGGGCGACGACGATGCCGCTGATATGGATATGGATGATGAAGAGAAGGAAGATGAGGCTCTTGAGCCAACTTCCGAACTTGGCGAACTCCCAGTAGAAGAAATTGAGCCAGCTTATGAAGGCAAAAAATCCGAAGGGGAAGTGATGCGTGAGTATGTTAACAAGATTGCGATGCCAAAAGGCGAAGACAACAAGGCGAAAAGCCCTGTAGCCGGCGCTAATAACATGGGCGGAACAACAGCTAACATAGTTGCAGGCGGTGAAGGTGACACCAAAGGTTCAGCGATGACTCCTAAAGAAGACAATGCAGGAAACGTCAATGTACCAGGTGGCAAAGCTTCAAAGTCAATGTCAAACGCCAAAGGCCACGGCGCTGAGAAAAAAGGCGCAGGCGAATCAGGTACTGATAAAAAAAGTGTTATCGGTAGCTAATTGAGGACTGAGGATAGATGTTAAACTTAACTGAAACACTATCATTCGACCAAGCAAAGATGGTCGTGGAGCATACCGAAAATAGTGAAGGTGGAAAAGACCTTTACTTAAAAGGTATATGTATCCAAGGTGGTGTACGTAATGCTAACCAGAGAGTATATCCTGTAAATGAAATCGGTAGAGCTGTCAATACGCTCAACGATCAGATACAAGGCGGATATAGTGTACTTGGTGAAGTAGATCATCCCGAAGGTCTCAACATTAACCTGGACAGGGTTAGCCACATGATTACCGAAATGTGGATGGACGGTCCAAATGGTTACGGAAAACTTAAAGTAATTCCAACCCCGATGGGACAGTTAGTCAAAACAATGCTTGAAAGCGGAGTTAAACTAGGTGTTTCATCAAGGGGTTCAGGAAATGTTAAAGAAGATGGAAGCGGAGAAGTCAGCGAATTCGAAATTATAACTGTTGACTGTGTCGCTCAACCAAGTGCTCCAGGTGCCTATCCAACACCTATATACGAGCATTTGATGAATACCAGAGGTGGTTATAAGGCTTTCAATATGGCTCGAGAACTAAACAATGATCAAAAGGCACAAAAATACTTGAAGGAATCGTTGGTAAACATTATCAACGGTCTCCAATAATTAGGAGAGAAAAAAATGTTAGATGCACTGAAAACACTCTTTGAAAACAACGCTATTTCAGAGGAAATCAGAGCAGAAATCGAACAGGCTTGGAATGAAAGGGTTAAAGAAAACCGCCTACAAGCTACAGCAGAACTTCGTGAAGAGTTCGCACAAAAGTACGAACACGACAAGTCAACAATGGTTGAAGCCATTGATAAAATGCTTGACGAAAAACTTAACGAAGAAATTTCTGAATTTGCAGATGATCGTCAAAAACTAGCAGAAGCAAGAGCCAAATATGCGGTAGCAATGCGTGAAAACGCAGACCTACTAAAAACATTTGTTGTTCAACAGCTAGGTAAAGAGATTGGCGAACTGCATGAAGATCAGAAAGCTATGGCAGGTAAGTTCCAAAAACTTGAAGATTTTGTTGTTGATTCTTTATCCAAGGAAATTGCAGAGTTTTACGAAGATAAAAAGGACATTGCTGAAACAAAAGTACGTTTAGTACGTGAAGCAAAGTCACATCTAGCTAAAGTTAAAGGTCAATTCATCAAACAAGCGACAAAAATAGTAGCAGAAACGGTTGAGAAAGGTCTTAATAAAGAAATTACTCAGCTTAAAGAAGACATTGATGCGGCTCGCAAAAATGACTTCGGACGTAAGATATTTGAAAGTTTTGCTAACGAATATCAAAACAGCTATCTCAATGAGAAATCTGAAACTGCAAAACTGTTGAAGGTCGTTGATTTGAAAGATAAGCAATTAGCTGAAGCTAAACAGATGGCAGGCAAAGCAATTAAAATAGTTGAAAGCAAAGATGCTGAGATTAGAATTGCTAAAGATACTGCTAAAAGAAAAGAAGTTATGCATGAACTACTTGCTCCTTTAAATAAGAAGCAAAAAGATATCATGACCGATTTGCTGGAATCTGTACAAACTGACAAATTGCAAAAGCAATTTGACAAGTACATGCC